CTTTTTTGCACCTATCGGAAGTTGCAACTTTTCTGAGATAGGCTGGAAAGGTCACAGAATGCGCTGTGACAGGTTTTCATTGAGAGGATGCTACGCGATGGCCAACCCACCTAAACCGGCTGAATTAAAGGTTTTACAGGGCAATCCTGGACAGCACAAGATTAAGGTTTCAGCTGATGCCGCGCCTGTTCCGTATGGCCGCGTTGAACCTTTGCGCCCGTTGGATTGGGCTGGCACGCAATTGTGGGAATCAGTTTTTAACGCCGGTGAGTTGTGGGTTAGTTCGCGCACCGATGTGCAGTTGTTGCAATTGGTGTGTGAGCAACTTGACCGCAAGGTTCGCATTGAGTCTTACATTGCCGAACGCCCTGATGAATGGCACATGTTTAAACAGCTCAACGACCTGGAACGATTAATACAATCGAATTTGTCATTGCTTGGATTCACGCCAGCTGACCGAACCCGTCTAGGTTTGGTGTCTGCCAAAACCAAATCTAAGTTAGAGGATTTACTCGCACGCAAGGCGGCTAAGTGATTACCGTTGTGACCGGCGCACCATGCTCAGGTAAATCCACCTATGTGATGGAACACGCACGCACCGGCGATGTGATTATCGACATGGACAGAATCGCGTTGGCCCTAACTACTGATGATGTAGCTGACCACAACTATTCGCCTGAGGTTCGCACTGTTGCAATTTCGGCACGTGCTGGCGCGGTGAAACGTGCGCTATCTATCGGCAATGTTGCGCGCGCTAACGTTTGGCTGATTCACACCCAACCCGATGCTGATGCGTTGCGTAGTTACCGGTTGGCTTCGGCACGCATGGTCACCATCGACCCTGGAATTGATGTGTGCATGGAACGCTTGACTGAACGACCTGCCGCAAATCGGGATGTTGTTGCTCAGGCTATAAAGAAATGGTTTCGTGTAAATGAGTAGTTGGCCGCCGCGATTACTGACCCCTGTTGATTCTGTTGCTGTTGCTCAGGGCGATGGCGATTTTGCTATTGAGTTCGCTGAGGCATTTGGTTCGATTGGTAAGGATGGCATTGCTGGCCGCGCCGGTTCGCCCCTGTTGTTGCGTGATTGGCAAAAGGAATTGTTGCGCCACCTATACGCACGCGATGCCAATGGTGGGTTGATTGCACAGACTGCCCTAATCGGAATGCCCCGAAAGAACGGCAAGTCAGCTTTGAGCAGTGCGGCTGTGGCACTCTACTCATTGCTTGCTGAGGGCGTTGAGGGTGGTGAAGTGATTGTTGCTGCCGCTGAAAAGGAACAGGCGCGAATCATTTTCAGTGATGCTAAACGCATGGTTGAAAACAGCGAACTCAATGAGCTGGTGCAGGTGTATAAAGATTCAATCTATGTGCCATCAACCAACAGTGTGTTAAAAGTTGTTTCCTCAGAAGCCTATTCAAAAGAGGGTTACAACCCATCGCGCGTGATACTAGATGAGGCCCATGCCCACCGCAATCGCGACCTGTTCGATGTGTTCAGTTTGGCAATGGGTAACAGAGGCAAAATAGGTCAGCTGGTTGTGGTCACCACTGCCGGTGTCAAAACCGACAGCACCGGTCAGGATTCCATCGCATACACGCTGTATCAATACGGCCAAAAGGTTGCACGCGGTGAGGTCATCGACCCATCATTTTTCATGGCATGGTGGGAAGCCAACCCCGATGCCGATTACAAAAACCCTGAAACATGGGCTGAGGCCAACCCTGGTTACGATGATTTAGTTTCGGCTGAGGATTTTGCATCAGCGGTCAGGCGCACACCCGAAGCTGAATTCCGAACCAAACGCCTAAACCAATGGGTGTCATCACAACAGGCATGGTTGCCAGCTGGAACATGGGATGAACTAGGCGATGACTTTGAATGGTCAGCCGATGACGAATACGTGTTGGGGTTCGATGGCTCATTCAGCAATGACTCAACAGCAATCGTGGCATGCACAATCCCTAAGGATGATGAACTACCAAAAATAAAATTGGTTAAGGTTTGGGAAAAAAACTTTGATGTGGATGATGATTCGTGGCGTGTAGATATCGCTGACGTTGAGCAAACAATTTTGAATTGGTGTCAGCAATACCCACTGGTGCGTGAAGTTGCATGTGACCCGTTTAGGTGGCAACGCACAATGCAAGCGTTGATGGAATCGGGCCTACCAATTGTTGAATACAACACCGGTTATTTGAAATACATGATTCCAGCTACCGCGAAAGTGTTTGATGCTGTGGTTGAAAAGAAATTGGTGCATGATGGCAATCCTGTTTTGTCACGTCACCTGTCTAACTGTGTCTTGAAGGTGGATGCCAAAGGGCCGCGCGTAACAAAAGAGTCATCGTATTCAAAACGAAAAATCGATGCGGCCATTGCATTTGTTATCGCGTTTGACCGCGCAACAAGGGCTGGTAACATTGAACTAGAAGTTTTGCCAGCGTTTTATGAGTTTTAAGGATGTGCCTTGATTGCTTTGATTTTACAGGCGGCTGGCGTTGCCTCACTGGTGGTGGCAGGTTTCCTAATTAATCCTGCACTTGGTTTTGGTGTTTTGGGCGTTGGCCTAACCCTTTTCGGAATAGCTATGGAACGTGGTAAGCGTGCTTAATAATTTATTTGACAGCGAAACACGTGCTGTTCCTTTTCAATCTTTGTGGGCTTCGAATGACATTCCACTGACTCAGACTGAGGCCGGTGCTTATATAACTCAGGATTCGTCACTAACGATTTCAACTGTGTATGCGTGCATTAACTTAATCAGTTCCAGCATCGCCACCCTACCGGTTGATGCCTACATGCGCATTGATGGAAACCGCATGCCATTGCGCCCACGCCCTGAATGGGTCATGCAACCTGATATTGAAATCAGCCGCATTGACCATTTCCAACAGGTTGTTGTTTCGTTGCTTTTGGATGGCAACGCATTTGTGCGTGTGTTCCGTAAGTCGGGGCAGATTGTTTCGCTGGTTGTGCTTGACCCAACTAAGGTTCGCGTTGAACGTCAGGCATTGGGCAGACTTAAATATTTTTTCAACGAACAGGAAATTAAGTCAGCTGACATCCTGCACATTCGTGACCTTGTTCGCCCTGGAACTTTGCGTGGTGTTTCACGAATTGAGGAATTGAAAGAGGAACTAGGTTTGGCCAGCGCGTTGCGTTCGTTTGCCTCACGTTTCTTTGGTCAGGGTGCGACAGCTCAAATGGCTATTGAAACCCCACAGAATCTGACACCTGAACAAGCTAAGGCGTTGGCTGATTCGGCTAACAACAGACATGGCGGTTTCCGTAAGGCACACAAAACAATGGTGCTATCCGGTGGCGCAACAATCAAACGTGTTTCGTCAGCACCTGATGAAGCTCAAATGAATGAGTCACGCCGCCTAATGGTGGAAACAGTTTGTCAGGCATTCGGTGTTTCACCATCAATGATTGGTATGACCACGCCTGGCGCGATGAGTTACGCCAGCGTTGAACAGGCATCGTTGAACCTAGTTCGTTTCTGCCTCATGCCTATCCTGCAAAAAATTGAGGAGGCCTATTCAGCATTGATTGTTGCTGAACGCGCATTCATTAAATTCAATGTTGATTCCCTATTGCGCGCTGACTACGCCACGCGCATTGCTGGTTACTCATCAGCATTGCAAGCTGGCTGGATGTCTATCAACGATGTTCGTTCATTAGAGGATATGCGCCCAACTGATGGTGGTGACGTTTATCGTGTGCCATTGGCTAACGTTGGTTTGGGTGCGGCTGACCTTGTTGAAACTGATAAAAAGGTTGCGATGGCTCAGAAACTTATTGCTGTTGGTTTTGAACCTGCCGCTGTTTTGGAATCGCTTGGATTGCCACCGATTGCCCACACTGGTGTTCCAACTGTCATGTTGCAGGGCGTTGCACAGATTGACCCTGAAAATCCAACAAGTGTTTATGGTGCGTAATGGCAGTCACTAGCGGTCAGTTAATTGTTGGGCAAACACGCCTTGCCATTGACGGTGTTTCGGTAAATCCTTATCGTTTGCACTTTCATAATAACGAAGCAACAACTGCCCTTTATGTTGGTGGCGCTGATGTGACTACTGAAAATGGGTTGCGTTTGTTGGGTCACGAATCTTTGGATTTGATTGTTTCCCCTAATGCACAACTTTATGTTGTTTCAACTTCAAATAATCACGAAGTGTCTTGGTTAAGGATGGATGTTTAATGCCGTATTGGATTGCCGCACCTGGACAAACAGCCGATTGTGCTGGATGGGCCACCGTTAAAGAGGAAATGGGTGACCTAGTAGTTGTTTCCTGCCATGAATTAAAACAGGAAGCTATTGACCAAGCCATTGCTATTTCGCTTAGTGAGGGTGACCAATCATTATTTAAAGGCGAATGGGGCAAACGCGCAATGGATGGCGAACCAATTGTTATTTGCGATATTGATGACACCCTAATCAGGGCTGGTCAGCTGGTTGAAAAAGTTTATGCATATGTTGATGAAATTGAGGGCGGTCTATTTTTGGTCACTGGCCGGCCTGAATCACAGCGTGATGAAACCGAAAAAGAATTGGCTGATTTAGATGTTGAATACACGCGACTAATTATGAACGATGGTTCAACCGCTAATAGCAACACGTTTAAAAAACAGGCCGCTGAAAAATTGTTGGAAATCTATAACGTTGTTTTAGCTGTTGAAAACAATTCCGATGCGCGAGAGGCATACAAGTCATTGGGTATTGATGTAATGAATCCATCAGACATTCCTGACCAGCCAATCGATAGTGATGAAGGTGAAATGATGAATGAGCAAAACCGCTTTGTTGATATTGCGAACAGCCTAGTGCAGAAACTGGTTGGCGAAACTCGCGGCAAACAACGCGAAATCCGAACCCAAGACATCAACTTTGAAATGCGTGCCATCGATGAAACCGGCATGAAGTTCAGTGGTTACGCCGCTGTGTTCAATTCGGCCTCACGCGATTTGGGTGGGTTTGTTGAGTTCATCAAACCTGGCGCATTTGCACGAAGCCTTGCCAGCCGCAACAAAATCATGTTGCTATGGAATCACGACACATCATCGCCATTGGCCACCACGCGCAATGGTTCGCTAAGACTTCGTGAGGATGAAAAAGGTTTGTTTGTTGAAGCCGATTTTCCCGACACAACATTGGGCCGCGATGTTGCCGCACAGGTTCGTTCCGGCTTGACTGACTCAATGAGTTTTGGTTTTCAGGTGAAACGTGATTCATGGAATGCTACCGGTGACCAGCGCACATTAGAGGATGTGGCTTTGTTTGAGGTCAGCCTTGTCACGTCAGAGGCGTATGCCGCAACCGCTGGCACTGTTGCAGTTCGCAACTATGTGGCAACTGCCGAAAAAACTGAAATTGATGCCGAACTATTGGCCGATGCTATGAACGATTTTGAGCAGGGCAATGAACTGTCAGTTGAAAAAGCTGGCGTAATTCAGACAGTGCTTGAAAAACTAACAACCCCATCAACTGATGAACAGGCATCGCCTGAGCTGTTAGCAATTAAACGCAAACAGTTTGAACTGCTATTAAAGGAATTGAACATTGGCTAAATACGATGACATTTTAAAAACCATCCTGGAACTTGCAGGAAACCCAACATCAGGTGTGATTGCTGAACTAGCCCCATCATGGGCTGAGGCTATCGCCGCATTGGATGCGCCAGCTGTTGAAAAGCGCATTATTGATGCGCCTGAAAAACGTTAAAAATATTCCACTAAACTTGTAGGTAGGACTTGCGTTGGCGCGGTTCGACTTGTCAGCGTTGGCGCGACATAATCCCACTATTCATTTTTAGTTTAAGGAAATCACATGTCTGATTTTATTAAGGCTCAGACTGAAACTGTTGCTAACCTCGTTGAGCAGGTTCGTTCGGTTTTGGATGATGCAGAAGTTCGTGGCGGCTTGACCGCTGAGGACAACCAAAAGATTGCACGCATTGAGGCCGACATTGAGTCGCGCGATGCCGCAATTGCAACCGCAAAGCGTATGGAAGAGCGTTCGGCTTCGGCAACTGAGGCAATGGCCTCATTCGAAGTTCCTAGCGTTGAAATTCGTGAGGCCGGCATTGAGCGCGAACTACGTTCGTTTGGCAATGGCGATTCACACGAATTCCGCACCCTTGTTTCAGCTTCGGGAACTGGCGTTGTAGGAACATCTTTTTACAACCAAGTTATTGAGGTTGCACAGTCGGTTGCACCGCTACTAAACGTTGCACGTGTTATCAACACCACCGGTGGCGATAACCTACAAGTTCCGATTCTTTCGGCGCTATCAACCGCCGCTATTTCGGCTCAGGGTTCAGCTGTTAACAGCTCAGACCCAACCATTGGTAACATCACCCTGGGTGCGTTCAAGTATGGTGTGCTAGTTCCTGTTTCTCAGGAACTTGTTGCTGATGCAATGATTGACATCAACAGCCTTGTTGCACGCGAAGCTGGTAAGGCACTAGGTTACGCCGCTGGTGGTCACTTCACCACTGGAACTGGAACGACACAGCCATTCGGTATCGTTACCGGTGCTGGTTCAGCTGTTACTTCGGGAACTGCCGGCCTAACCGCTGATGACCTAATCACGTTGCTATACAGCCTTGACCCTGAGGTTCGCAATGACCCATCGTTTGCATACATGGCATCGCCTACCGCACTTGCCGCTATTCGCAAGCTAAAGGACACTGCCGGCAACTACATTTGGAACGTTGCAAGTGGTCAGAGCCAGATACTTGGTTACAACCTAGTTGAAAACGTTTCGATGCCAGCACACACCACCGGCAACAAGTCGATTGTTGCTGGTCGCATGTCTGACTTTGTTATTCGTCAGGCTGGCGGCATCAAGGTTGAGGTTAGCGATGACTACGGTTTTGCTAATGACCTACGTTACTTCAAGGTAACTGGTCGTTTTGACAGCAAGCTTGCACTTGACACCTCAGTTAAGTTCATCAAGGTAGCCTAACCCTCATAGGCCGGAAGCCCCCCACGTTGCGTAGGCGTGGGGGGTTTCCTCTATTTGCTAGACTTTAAATATCTACGCGAGAGGAAATCAAAATGGGTAAGTCGGGAAATCCTGCAATCAAAACCAACAGTTTTAACGGGGCAATTAGTTGGTATAGCAACTCACCTGGAATGCCAACAGGTTATGGAACACAAACAGCACAGGTTGTGTCACGTCTAAAACGTGATGGTTTCACTATTCAGTGCCTATCCAATTATGGTGTTGAGGGTTTGCCGACTGTTTGGGATTCGGGTCATGGGCCTGTTCGGGTTCAACCGCGTGGTGCTGATGCGTATTCAAACGATGTTGCTGGTGTTTATCATCGCCAGCTGTTGGCAGAAAACCCTGACAAGGTTGATTTGTTTTTTACTCTCTACGATGTGTGGGTGTTACAGGCCGCATCATTCGACACGATGCGTGTTGCCTCATGGATTCCAATTGACCACAATCCTGTTCCACCTAAGGTTTTGGATTGGGCTAAGAAACCAAACGTGCGCCCTATTACTATGAGCCGGTTTGGGCAACAGGCACTGGCGGCTTATGGTGTTGAATCAACCTACATTCCACATGCGATTGAAAAGGTTTTTAAGCCAACTGAAACTATTGATGGTGTGCCGGTTCGTGATTACACCAAATGGGGTGACAGGTTTGTTATTGGTATGAACGCGGCAAACAAAGCTGGCGGCGGCATTCATCGGAAAGCTTATGCTGAAAACTTTTTGGCGTTCGCTCATTTCGCTAAGGATAAGGATGACGTTGTTTTATACGTTCATGCCGATTTGTTGGGTGCGTTTGGTGGCTGGTCGCTAAATGATTTGGCACAGGCGTGTGGCATTTCACAAGACAAACTAATTTTTGCTGACCCAATTGAATATCGTTTGGGCATTTCAGCTGAGAAGCTAGCTGGCCTTTATTCGGGCATGGATGTTTTGTTGAGCGTAAATTATGGTGAGGGTTTTGGTGTTCCTCAGGTTGAGGCTCAGGCGTGTGGCACACCAATCATCACCAGCAACTCATGCGCTTCACCTGAACTTGCAGGGCCTGATTCGTTCATTGTGGATGGGCAACCATTTTGGGATTACGCACAACGTTCCTGGTTTCATTTGCCATTTGTTCATAACATTGTTGGGGCGTTGGAACAGGCGTATCAGCGTGGGCGCAAAGAGTTTCCCGACACCATTGAATTTGCCAAACAATACGATGCTGAAACTGTGTATCAGAAGCATTGGTTACCGTTCCTTAAAAAAGAGTTCCCTAATTAGGGCTGGTAGAATGGTTATAGATTTGGAAGGTTTCTGATGGCGATTACGAATGGTTATTGCACGCTTGCTGATGTTAAAGCGGCGTTGCGTGTTAGCGACAGCCTTGATGACACGCTTCTTGAAATGGCT